GATGGGTGGCGGCTGGACGACGACGGGGCGCGAGCCGCGCGGCTGCTGGTTCTGCGAGATCAGGTCGGCGCCTTCGCTGATGATCGTGGGGACGGCGGATTGGAGACCGGCCATCAGTCGTTTACCTTCGTTTCGGTGGTGGCACTGAGCAGCGTGAAGGGCACGGGGGTGTCGCCCTGGATGCGCCAGAGCGGCCTTGTGCCGGCGTCCTGCCAGCCCAGGGCGCGCACGTGCTGATCGCCCGTCATGGGGGTGACGGGCATGTTGAGCAGGTTGTCGTCGTAGGCGTGGAAGGGGACCGGTTCGGGTCCGGCGCCGGTGTCCACGCGCAGCTCGGCGGTGTCGCGCAGGCGGAAGGCGGCTTCGATCAGGCGCACGCGGATGGTGTAGCCGGTGCCCAGCGCCGTGCGTGCGAGCGGCGGCATGGGCGCGACGACGTGGGTGTAGGGCAGGCCGGCTTCGATCTCCGACACCGCTTCGTCGAGCACGATCCGGCCGTCCTCGACGGTCTGGCGGGCGCGCACGTGGTCGTCGGCGACGACCGCGACCTCCTCGCCTTCGAGGTGGTCGAGGCCGGACCAGGTGTCGGTGGCTGTGTCGCGCTCACCGGTCAGCGCGGCGTCGGTGTTGAGCGCGCTGTCGAAGACCTCCAGGAAGTGCGACAGCCCGCGTTCGACCAGGAGGTAGACGAAGTCCCGCACCACGGCGACGGCCTTCACGGTTCCCCGCGTTTCGTGGCGAGCCCAGGCGGTGACGCGTTCGTCGCGGAATTGGGTGAGCGTGGCCCAGGTGCCGTCCCCGAGCACGGCGTAGAGCAAGCGGTCCGTCTCGGCGAAGGCGATGTCGATCACGTCCGTGACGAGGTGCTCGGCGAGCAGCGTCAGGTCGTTGGTCTGGAAGCCGCGTCCGGCTTCGGTGACGACGAACTCGCGCAGGCTGTCCCCGGTCCAGGCAACGAAAACGCTGGCGCCGTCCACGCGCCGGGGCGGGACGTAGCGGTCGCCGCGCGAGCCCACCCGGGTCTGGCGGCGCACCTGCGCGGTTTCCGGGGTGAGCGGGTCGCCGGTGACCACCCATTCGCCGCCCGTGGTGAAGATCTGCAGCTCCGCCATGGAGAGCAGGCCGCGGATGGCGTTCACCTGGTCCGAGAGCAGGGACACCTGGATGCCCTCGTCGGGCAGGCCCTCGTCCAGGTCGAAGTTGAAGATGTCGGAGGTCTGCGACAGCCAGAGGTGGTTGGGCAGGTCGCGCGAGCCGCCCAGCACGAGGCGGTTCTGGTGGAAGCCGACGACGCCGGGCCAGCCGCGCACGTTGGAGAACGCGGCCTCCGTCCAGTCCGGCGTCCCGTCGGTGCTGTCCAGCGGGATGGTGACCTCGGCCTCGATCTCGGTGGCGGAGACGATCGTCTGCGGGCGGAACTCGCCGCCGCGCATGCGGAAGGCGACGCCCACGTGGTCGGGATCGAACAGCGGCGCGGAGGCGGTGACCGTGATCGTGCCGTCGGTGCCCGAGGGCTCCAGCGTCACCTCGCGGTCGGCGAACTTGTGGTGCGGGATCTGCTGGTGGAAGCCGTCGTTGGAGAACTCCAGCGGGTCGATGGACCATGCCCCGGCGCCCGTGCGCGTGACGAGCTGGGTGCGCATCTCCGGGTGGGCGACGAAGAGGGTGTCGGCGCTTTGCACCCAGGTCAGCTCGAAGAGGATGCTGCGCCACCACGGCGCCTGGATGTCGCCGGCGATCAGCTCGCCGTCCTGGTAGACGTCCAGGCGGAAGTCGGAGAGCACGAGTAGGTAGATCTGCTCGGTGTTGAACTCGAAGTCGATGAGGCGCGCGGGGCCCGGCATCTCCGCCAGGAAGTGCAGGCCCGCCCGGCGCGAGACGCCGCCGGTGGGGTGCAGGACCACGTTGGCCAGCTCGGTGGCGCCGTTCTCCCAGGCGCGCAGGTCGCCGCGACCGAGCAGGCGCGGGGTGACCTCCCCGGCGGTGAAGTTGGTCTTCTGGGTGTACTGGCGGGTCACGGCGTCATCCCCGGACGGTCACGAGCGGGAAGGTGTCCAGGCTGGGCGGCAGGCTCTGCTGGGATTCCACGCGCTGGGCGCGGCTGACCTCGCGATCCGCGCGCTGGGCCAGCATCTCGGCGCGCGAGGTGCTCTCGGTGACGGGCAGGGCCAGTTCGGCGGCGAGGCGGGCCACCAGCGCCTGGGTGACGAAGGGCGGGATCTCGCTTTCGCGCGGGCGGAAGATGTGGGTGAGGATCACGCTGTCGGCGTCGGCGTGCAGCGTACGCCCCACGATGCGGTGGCGAAGGCCCTCGCCGCGCCCATCGCTTCCGGCGGACAGGGCGCGCAGGAAGTCGGCGGGAAGCTGGAAGGCGTGGGCGAAGTCGGCCACGGGCGGCTCGGCGAGGCGCGGCAGGCGCGTCTGGCGCGTGGCGAAGCTCCACGGGTGGGCCGACAGCAGGGCGTCGCGCACACCGGGGTAGAGTTCGCGGCAGACGCGGGCTTCCATGCCCGCCTCGTCGAGGCTGGCGATGGGGCGCGCGCCCAGCATGACGAGCGCGCGGGTGCAGATGGCGGCGGCGGACTCGGCCATTGGCGGGGCTCCGGGTCGGGACGGGTGCGGGGCGTGGGCGCATAAAAGACCGGGACGGATGCGGGGCGTGGGCGCACCCCGGGACGGGGTCCGCGGCTGTGGGGCGGTCCGAAAAACCGGGACGGGGTCCGCGGCGTGGGCAGCGCGAAAAACCGGGACGGGGTCCGCGGCTGTCTGGCGGCGCACAAAAAGGGACCGCCGGCAGGGGTGCCGGCGGTCCCGGGCAGCGCGAGCCTTTGAGCGGGATGAGACGACGTGGAAACAACCCACGCGCCTCATCGCGCTCTATCTCTTGTGATTACGGGCATGATTTAGAGCCCAGGCTGGTTCAGCCTGACCTCATCATGCCCCGGGCTCGCACGCGGCGTTCGCCGCCCGACCGTCACGGGGGGTCGCGGGGAAGGGCGGCGATCGCACAGGGGACGGAGAGGCTGTTTCGCACGGCCAGGGGGTGCCGTGCCGACCGATCCCCGGCATCAGGTTACGCGATTTTGGCGCCGAGGCGATTCACCCGTCGGCCGTACCGCCGGCGGCGGGTTCGGCCGGCCCGCGCGCCGCGGTGAGGTCGCTGACGCGCACGCCGTCCTCGCCGCTGGTGCGCACCGCGAGCAGCGCGGTGTCGGCGCCGGCGTCGGCGTCCAGGTTGGCGATCACGACGTCGCCCACGCGCAGCATCTCGGCGGCGGGGTCGAAGTAGCCGGGCGCCGTGACGCCCGCGTCGGTGTCCTCGGTGATGTAGTGCCAGAGCGTGAAGCCGTTGGCGTAGGCGAGCACGCTCAGGTTGCGCGCGCGGAAAGCCATGCGGTCACTCCGCGGCCAGCATCGTCGCCACGCCCGAGGCGTCCACGAGGCACGCGCCCTGCGACATCATGTTGTTGACGAAGTGCGCGGCGCGGTCGCCGTGCCAGGTGATGTCGGTCTGCACCTCGGCGCCGGCGGCGTGGCCCACGGCGGACTTGTGGTACCAGTGGCAGATGCGGTTGCCGCTGCCGTCCAGGTTCAGGCCGGAGTGGGGAATCCACAGGGCGCCCAGCCAGCGCTTGGCCTGGGTGCCCTTCCACGGCAGGTCCTCCTGGCCGACGTAGTCGGCGTTGGCGAACTCGGGAATGGCCAGCAGGTCGGACCACTGCTTCCAGCCGATGACGGCGTAGCGCTCGCCGTCGTCGGGGACGTCGTTGCCGCCCAGGAACTCGAACGCCGCCAGCACCTTGTCCTTGGTCAGCCCGCCGGTGGAGCCGCCCACGGTGTTGCCGGCGCCGTCGAGCGCGTCGATGATGAGCTCGTCGGTCTTGCGGCCGAGCGCGTAGGCGCCCGCGTTGGCGACGACCATGCGCTCGTCGATGTTGACCTTCAGCTCGTCCAGCTTGTCGATCCAGTCGCCGGCGTAGTAGTCGGCGAGCGTGCACTCGACCTTGGTGTGGTCGAGCGTCATCGTCGGGATGGGGTCGTGGCGAGTCTTGGTCTGCGCCTGGCCCGTGCCGACCTTCTGGAAGACGGTGGTGGCGCCCTGGATGTTGGCCTTGCTGCGCACCGTGGCGCGCAGCTTGGAGCCCTGACGCTGGTAGGCCTGGTGCACCTCCGACTGGAAGTGCTTGATGAATGCCGTGTCGATGGACTGCGACATGGCTCACTCGCTCCGTCGCGTGGGGGAAGAGGGGGTGAAAGAGGGGACCGGGCCGGCGCGATCGCCGCGCGGCCGCCGCCGCGGCGGCGCGCCGGGACACCGGCCGGGTGTCCCGCGCCTCGGCGCCGGCCCGGACGTCGGGGTGGGCGGTCTCAGCCGCGCTCGGGGAAGAGGCGCTGGAAGCCCTGCTGGACGCGCTTGACCGTGGCCGGGTCGCGGTCGCGCCAGTAGCGCGGATCGGCCATGAGGCGGCGCAGCTCGTCTTCGCTCTCGCCCTGGGCGGCCTCGCCGCCCTGGCGCGTCATGCCGGGCTCGCCGCTGGTCATCATGCGGTGCATCGTCATCACGCCCTCGAAGGTCGTGGAGAGCGCGTCGAAGACTTCGCGCGGCAGGTGGGCGCGGCCCCAGGTGGCGATCTGCTCGGCGACCTCGCGCCAGGCCTCCTCGCCGCCGAACTGCTCGACCAGGCGGTCGAGCTGGCGGTCGGCCTCGAACTCGCGCGCCATGCCCTCCATCGCGGGCAGCATGCGTTCGGCGGCGAGGTCGTAGACGAGCTGGGCCTGGCGGTCGGTGAAGCCTTCGCCGTGGAGCGCCCGGTTCACCTCGGGGTCCGGCTGGACCATGGGGTGCGGCGGCTCGATGGGGTAGTCCTCGGGGCGCACGGGGATGCGCCCGCCGTTCATCGCGGTATCCATACCGCTATTCATCGCGCGATCCGTCCCGCCCGAACCGGGCTGCTGTGCGACGTCCGGCGTGGCGTCGGGCGCGGCGCCCAGCCCTGCGAGCTGCTGCTGCAGCTCGCGCACGGCCGTCATCACGGCGTCCAGGCGGCGGTCACCACCGCCCGCGCGGTCCCGGCCGGTATCCGGCGCGCGCCGGCGGCCGAGCATCTGCTTGAGAAGGTTCTGATCCATGATCGGTGTTCCCTGTCGTGGCGTTCAGGGGTGGTCCCGGCCGCGTTCCACCAATGCGGCGATCCGGGTGACGAGCTGACGCTGGCCTTCCAGGTGGCGCAGCGTGGCCGCGTCCGCCTCGGGGCCGAGCGCGCGCTCCAGGGTGAGGCGCCGCAGGTGCGCCAGCGCCACCGCGCCCTCCGGCCCGGCGAAGCAGCGGGCGAAGGCGCGCTCGATGCGCTGGCGGTCGGGTTCGGCCTCAGCCATCG